AAGAAATACATATCTTGCAATACACCAAACTTATTTATAAAGGTTATTTTCTTTGGCTCGTATTTACACTCATCAATAGTTTTTACATTTATAATATCTAGCGTTCCATCTGAATTACCAATATGTATAGTGTCTACTTTTCCAATGCTTAAACTATTTGTAAATTTTGATATACAAGTATTATTTTCAAATACACCTCTATAGTTTCTAGCAACTCTTGCTCTAAAAGAATCGTAAGGACTTTTTCCGTTTATACTAATATGCGCTACTTGGTCTGTGGTATCTAAAGAGTTATCAGTATTAATATAAGAGCCAATAATTTCTCCATCTCTTAAAAAAGCAATACTTATATCTTCTCCTATATAAACTGGTATTCTATAAATATTATCATCTAACGCAAACACTTCTCTGTTTGTCATTAAAAGATTTTTACCAGTATAAGAATAATTGCTACCCTCTTCAAAATAAGAATAACCATCTATTGCTAAATCAGTTGATATTGATTGAGATAATTGCACTCCATTTCCATCAAAAGATGTTAAAATTTTTCGCACCCATCTACAAGTGTAGTATTCATCAGAAGCAAAATAAAACCCATAAAATGGTACATCTAAATAATCTCTAATAAGTTCAGATACTTCGAAATTTATTCCAGCATTGTTTATTATTATTTGTTTTCTTAAAGAATATTGAGCATTACCACTAAAACCAGTATCTCTATTACCAGAATATATTTCAATGTCCAATGTAGCATAAGCCAAATTTGTAACTGATGTCCTCACAAAGTAGGGACTTCTTGTATTAATTATTGCCATTTGTTGTAAATTTTAGTAGTTCTTCAACATCTAATTTGTAAGCTTCTATTATGTCTTTATCTAAATTGTTAAATGCTTTCTCAAATGGTTTGGTAAAAAATAAACTCGCTTTTACACCTTTTTCTTTTACCGATCTTGCTATAACAAATCCTATGCTTTTATAGTTCCCTTTTTTAAACCTCCCTTTCTTATCTCTTAATCTTATGTTTTTAGACTTCGCCCACTTTGCAAATGTTCCTGTATGATATTCAAACCCCATTATTTTAGAGCTTTGCTTATAACTAAAAGGAGTATTTTTATTTTCTATATAATTAGACTTTGTACCCTTTACACCTTGATCTTGAAACAGTCCATACTCCTCCATTAAGAAACTTAAAGAGAAACTATTAGCACTTACGTTCAAATCATAGTCTAAACTATTGTACAGCTCTTTAGAGCCATTCTTTTTACCTCTTGTAAGGTTTGCTCTTGATTGGCTTATAACGTACTTAGAGAACCTATTAAGTTCATCCTTTACATTCTTTAACATATACTGATATCGTTATTTATAATCACATCAAATGTTAATGCCCATCCAGCCATCTCGTTCTCAAACCTATCATAGAAAGGCTCAAAACTTGGAGAGCCATCTAATTGGTATTTGTTCTGGTGCAAGTCTCCTCCTCTTAATACTTGTACTAACTTATTTAATACTGCTAACTGAGTATTTAGTATATCTTGCTCGTTGTTGTTTCCTCTAAAAATATCTACTACTGCTTCTTTCGAAATATCAACAATATCCATAGCAAGAACAGATAAGCTAAAACGCAAAACATTGTTTTCATTGGTTACATTATTTACTATTAAATGTGCTAAAGGAAATATCGTCTGCTTAGATAAATCTATCTTTGTAATGTCTCCAGTAGTTACTGTATTAACATTTACATCTGCTAACAGTTGGTTCTTAATTGTGTCCGTTACTTGATAAAATCCTTTCATTTAAAACTTTCTTTTTATTTGCTGTGCTTCAATCTCTGCTTTCTCTTTTGTGAATGATAAGAAAGTGAAACATTGATGTATTTTTAGTTTAGTGATATCTTCAAACTTTCCAACATCTCCTCCAGCGAGACTAAAAATTGATGAGTACCATCCCCATTTTTCTCCGAAGTTAGCTGCTCTTGAATAATCTCCATCTCTGCTTGATTGCTGGAAGAGAGAATCGTATGCTTCGATAACTCCAGTCCTAAATTGTAGAAAAAAAAAAGGCTTCCTAAAGCTACACCCAAAGGCATATCTTTCATTTTCTCTGGATCGTCTGCTGTATATTCTTTTATATTGTACTTTCCTTTTTTGCTTGTTATAACTGGTCTGTATAATACATTCATTGCAACGTGCATCTTTTGCCAGTCTGAAGCATTACCATCTAAATCTACATACTCTCCTAAAGACATCTCGTCTAGGTCTGGTATAAAACCATACTGAACACCATCTAAAGAAAACTTGTCTATGTGTGCTGGCTTCTCATTTAACATATCAGTTAAGATATCTACTATAGCTTGTACGCTAGACATCTTTAACTTGTAGCTATCAGACAAAGGAATACCACAGAAAATTTCTATCATCTTAGCATCTAAAAAAGAACCTTCTGGAGTCTCTTCAGATGCTTTCAAGAACTTTTGATACTGCTCTAAAGTAATTTCGTTTAAGGATGTTGGTACGTTTATTTCTATTTGCATATAAAAACCTTTTATATATAATGAAGAAATGATGTTATTTTATAAAAAAACCCTTACAATTTTCATAGGCTTTTGTAAGTAATAGGTAATGGCTAGGTTTGGTAGGCTTTGCAATTCGTATTTGTTTGCCTGTTCTATGGTGTATAAAGCATTCTATAAATGCAATCATCTCTTCATTTCCCATTATCTAATAAAGTATTTACCAGCATTAGGATTCTTTAACTGAGAAGATATTGCATAGCGTGCTGCATCAATGCAATGGTTAAAAGCATCAATAGGTTTATTAATAGTATTTCCTTCTCTATCTTTCATCCAAGTATAAGACTGCAACTCTTTCATCATATTCTTGCTTCTACTTGTTACAAAGATTTTGTTTTGATTGATTAGATTAATACCATATACAATAGAGTCTTTTCCTTTAGTACAAGGCAATACTTTATGTCTGTATGTTCTTAACTCTGCTATTGATTTAGGCTCTGCTGAGTCTGCATAGATTACTCCTTCAATCTTGTTTGAGATTAATAGATTAGAGATGTCTATGTTTAGTAGTTTCTTTTCATAGATTACTTCATCAAAGATATATGCATCATTGTATTTGTATAATCCTATTAATGTAGTTGGATCATTTTGGTAACCAAAATCCATTCCGTGACATAATAACCTTGCTTCTGTTGGTAGTTCTTTTATCTCTTTCCAATCTGTAATACATACACCATCTAAAGAACCGATTTGACCAAGACCATATACTTGCCACCAGTTCGCCCAGTAGGTAGAGTCTTTTGCTTTCTCTCTTGCTAATTCTATTTCTTTTACTATTGTATCTGGTAGAGCTTCATTATCTAAATATGTAAGTGTTATAAAGTCTGCATCATCATTTCCAGCTACTTCTTTATGTGCCCAAAAATTTGCTGTTGGATTAAAGTCAATCCATATATCTCCAGATGTTCTTATCGCTAATTGGTTGTATGCTTCAAAAGGTACATTGTTAGCTTCATTGACATACAATACATTCCTTCTTGCTCCTCTTAATTTGTCTGGTTGTTCTACTGAGAAGAACTCAATATAAGAACCATTGGTAAAATTATATGTTAGAGATGATCTATTCCATTGACTGTCTTTAAACCTATTAGTAGCTATCATGATCTTTAGAAAATCACGCATTGCTCCTCTTCTTAAATGTGGTATAGACTCAGATACTACACTAGTTTCTAGCATAGGAGTTCTAATACATCTATCTATAAGAATAGGAAGTATTCCAAAAGTTTTACCAGCAGAAGTTCCTCCTTGTATTACTTTCTTTCTACTCTTTAAAGCATGGAGTTTCCTTATAGCTGTAGTAGTTTGGAACATCTACAAATCAAACAAAGGTTGCTCACTATTAATTGTTATATCTTTTGTTTCTTTTGGTTTACCATACATATAAGCCATATATAATTGTATAGCTTTAAAGTCTCCAGAATCCATCAACTCTTTTAACTTTAGTATAGCTTCATCTTTATCTATATGCTTAGAAAGTCTTTCTATTAAAAGCATCTCTTCTGCTTTAGACTTTCTTCCAGCTCCTTCTCTTTTACCTCCAGCTTTAGACATTTGATATAATTTGATTATTCATCTACTTATATAATAGAATTGATAGAGGTTTTTATTTTATATCATCACTTTTTTTTTCACTTTGTTCTTTAGTCATATTAATTGCTTGTATAATAGCTTGTACTTCAAGAGCTAATTTGTAGACCATTTTTTCTACTAAACTTATTCTTTCATTTACTGTAAACTTTTTACTCTTCATAATTCTTTTTTTAATTTCTCTAAATACAATGTGGCATCCATCAACTCTTCTTGAAGATGTTGTAGCCATTCTAAGGGACTTAAATCATTCCTATCCATTGTCTTATTATATTTCTTTATTCCTACCTTAGAGCGTTGCTTATAAGACTTAACAACTGATTCAACAATACTATCTTCTGCCATTTAGTAGCTTATTATTATAAGTATAATTATCAAAACTATTATTTGTGTAATCATTATTTTTTTCCAAGTCATATCTTATGTTA